TCGGATAGCGATTGTTTGTGCGACAAGTCATATGCCTTTTGCTTGATTGCAGCGATCGTTGGTGGAAATGGATTCGTGTCTGATATGATGATTGCCTTAACGGCATTAGCGATTAAGTTGCCGTTATCTTCTGCGAACAATTCCGACCATAGACTGACCATAATCTGTCTTTTCTCGTTATCCAGTTTCGCTACCCAGTTAGGATAACTGACTTCAAGAATTGCCATAACCTTTAACACTTCTGTTTTATTCATTTTGTTCACCCATATGAAACATATCCATTTGATTTTTTCGTGCTTCTAATCTCTTACAAGCCATATCGTAATAGTCTTTATCAAGTTCAAACCCAACATAATCAAATCCTAAGTTATAACAAGCAATCAGACTTGATGCAGAACCTACATGAGTATCGAGTATCTTATCCCCTGCCTTTGCGTAGTTGTTTAGTAGCCATTCGTATAATTGAATCGGCTTCTGCGTTGGATGAATCCGCAAACCCTTTTCTGCGTTAATCGGACTCATGTAGAATGTTTTTGCGGAACGGTCGAATGATGTCCATGCAAATTCGCATGATGCAAAACTGACACCTTCGGGCTGTCTTTTGTCCCAAATTACGAATCCCCTTGTTGGCTTCAATTCAAAGTAATTTCCACCCCAAACAATTTGATTTTTGCTTATTCTCCATAATTCTTTGAAATATGATTCGTTCGGTATTGCGCTATCCCATTTCTTACCAGAACCACCGTAATGCCCTAATCTTCCAGAACTATTTATGTCTATTCCGTATGGAGGATCGACGATCGCAAGGTCGAAGTATTTATCGGGAATATCTTTCATCCCTTCCATGCAATCAAGATTGTAAAATTTATTTAATTTAATCATTTTGTTCTTCCTTTAACATATCGAGAAACGATGATGTTTTAACTGTTGGCTTTGTTTCATCTTCCCACCGGTGTTGATTCAAGTAGGTAGTAGGATTCGGTATGTATTGACCATTGTCCTTAGTCCATTCATTTGATTTACACATGATAGATAGATTCAACATTACGGCATTGAATGTCAGTTCATCTTTTACATGAAGTTTGAATTTCTGTTCTGATGTTTTGCGTTGAATCTTCTTCGGATACATATTCCAAAATTGATTAAACCAACCATCACGTCCATTTAAAATGGACATATCTTTATTAATCTTATCTATACTAACCTTACCTATACTAACCTGTGGATAGCATTCTCCAGTATTCTGTATACATTCATCTTTTATTAGCCGATATGCTTTGTTATTATCAAACTCTAATAGCGACTTTTCATCCTTATATTTCGTTTCAGTTAAGCGATCATTTTGGAGATAATTATGTATTCTCCAATGTTTAATAACCACAACTCCTGATTCAAACGGTATGATAAATTTTTTGATAATCAGCACATTCATATCATCATCTTTTGCACCTACCATTCGCATGATCGTCTTAGGTTTATTGATGAACCCTTCATCGTCAGCTCTCATTGATAAATGAAAGTAGAGTAATTGTGATGACAATGGCATATCCAAGAAAGCATCACTGTCGATAATAGTCTTTGCGAACATCCGTCTTTCTGCCATTACTTCTCCTTTACAGTTTTAATGTGATTGCTACATCACTCAACATTCTTTCTTTAGCACTCTTGTAAAAGTCTTTCTTGATTTCAAACCCATACGAACTACGATTCATTTCTGCTGCTGCTCTAAGTGTTGAACCACTACCTGCCACTGGGTCGATTACTACATCACCGTAATCAGTGAATATTCCGATCAACTTTTTTAATACCGGTATCGGTTTTTGAGTTGGATGTAGCTTCGGATAACTACTATCCACTTCCCAATCAAACCAATTCATAATCATTCTTCCATCATTGTTGAACTTTGGTAACTTTTCACGATACAGTACCAGAGCATATTCGCAAGCACCGACAATTTTCATATTTGCCTTTAACACTTGTGAACTTGATTTTTTGATGAACACTAACGGATAGGAATTATTGAAACCGTATTTTTTAGCGTATTCAATTACCATAGTCATTTGTTGAAACGCACAGAACACAATCATCGCTGGCGCTTTGCCTGTTTCCTTTGGTTCTTTAATCAACATAGTTGAGCAGAAGTGCATGAACTCGGCGATTCTGAAATCTTCATCAGTATCGAAGAATGATGTGCCCGCTTTATCTGACGCACCTTTTTGATTATCACCGTCAACATACCATTCAAGACTTGACGCATAAGCATTGTTGCCTAAGTTATATGGAATGTCGGCTATGACAAGTTGCGCCTTAGGTATGGCGTATTTCTTGTAATTCTGAAAATGGTCATTGAATAGTTCGCATTTAATATCTCGATCACTTTTTAACTGTTCATACTTTTTATGCTTTTCTTCTTCTGTCAATGTCAACTCATTAATTACTGTCATCTATTCTCCTTTCGTAACTTCTTTAACAAGTCATATTCTACGAATCCACTCTCATCACCTGCCATACGTTACTCCTTTCCTATTCCCATAATTCTAACGATCGTTCGATCTGTGTTTCCGTACTCTTTTCGGGCATTGATCTGTATGATTTGGCTATCGTCTTTGTAGGCTAATTTATTCAGTCCATCGGTCACACTCTTAATCAGATTGTCTGTGTCAGGTCGAGCGACTGGGTAATGATTCTTAGATGATTTAGGCTTGATGAAGATGAAGATCAATTCCATCGCAAGTGGACCTGTTAGAACATCGGCACCGAGATATTTTTCTAAGTACGAGTACCGGACTAGATTTTCGTAATCAACGGTCCGTTGTGGCGTGTAGGTGTGATTCCTCGTCACTCTCGGTCGACCTTTGGCAATTGGCTTACCAAGTATTTCAAATTGGACCATTAGAACGGACTCCCATTCAATTCAATTACCATTCCAGAGTTCGCAGCTACCGTTGAGATTCCTGTGCACTCTTGAATTTCTTCGACCATTCTTCGCTCTTGCGAATTGGAATCAGATAGATGAATCAAGATAACCTTTTTTGTGTCGTTGTGATCACACTTGCCTAGAAACTTTTTGCACGTTTCCAAACTCATGTGATATTTTGGCGCTGTATATCCACCATTGACTCTGTTTTCCATCACGATACTATCAATGTAGTTACACTCAACCATGTAGTAATTGATATGAGTAAATCTGTAATCTAAGTAGGCACTATCGGTAATAAATACGAGTGTTTCACGATAGACTGAATCGGTGATCATGAATCCCAATGGTTCAGCAGCGTTATGACTGACGGCAAACGGATAGATGAGTATATTCGGTTTCATTGCAACAATTAAGCCACCTGTAAGCACATTGATTTTGAACCGAGTTGTTATTCCGAGTTTTTCATAAGTGCCCTTAGAGGCGAATATATGAAGTCCTGCGTTGATATATTCATTGATGTATTTAGAATGATCGCCATGCTCATGCGTAATTAAGCAACCGAGTACATCCGACCATCGGCCGGGGAAAGCCTTAGCAAACTGTTTGTAAGGCATCCCGGCTTCCAGCAAGAGTATCTGGCCATTATCGAATTCGAGTGCGTACGCATTCCCTTGGCTCGAAGATCCAAATACCGTTAGTTTCATAGTCCGAACGGTGACGGTTCTGATTTAGGACTTGGTTCTTCGGTTAGCACCGGTGAGATCGTTTGACTGAATGCCGTTTCGGGAATCTGAATCTGATCGGGCGTTTCTTCATCGTCAGCCACATAGCCTGATTCAATAAAATTTTTGACCAGTAACGGTGTGTCATCAGATGAGTTGATAATGAGTTTTAATGCGCGGCCGATCACTGTTTTCTTTGCCATCTGATCAGGGAATTCTTTATGTGTCGTTTGTCCGGGGTTTTTAGATTTATTCCAAGCAGCTTGAATCTGACCTTTATCCATGATTTCCCAACGAACACCGCCGTTTTTAAGTTTAATAATGCAATAGGCACCAATGATCGAATCCGCCGTTATCGTTGCATCAAAATTGCGTTTGCGTTTATGTTCGATAATGCGTTCCTCCCCGTTGATAATTTCGGTTTCAACTTCATCACCTTTGAGAATGACTTGTGGAATGACGTCGGCAACATTAGCAAATCTCTTGGCCACCGCTAGCGTTCCAAAATATGAACGTTGGAATTGAAGTTGATTTCCATAGATAATGAAATATCCTTGTTTCTTATCAACATTTAGTCCTTGCACGATCATGCTTTTAATTGCATATACGATCGAGCTTTGTTCACATACCGTCAATGCCGGCTTTTTATCTTTGTCTACAACAGTCAGGATATTCAGATATGCAGATTGAATCGCATTCCCTACCGCATAATCTTGTGGAATCGAGAACGCATTTTCCGAGATCAGTTTATCAATATCAGATTGAACGTATTCGGTGATTGTAGCCTTTTGTACTGCAGGCGCTGCGACCTGTGATTTAGTTGTGTTTTCCATGATTATTTACCTTTGCTTTCTTTTAGTTTTTTGTAGGCATTGTCCGCTTCTTCTTTTGTTATTCCACATTCCAGTAATGAATCATAGTCTTCGCTTTCAAGTGGGAGTAATTTACCATTCATCCATGTTAGGTGATATTCAACTACCTTCATTTTGAGATCCGTTAAATCTTTTTGAAGTCCGATCACTTGTAAAAACAGTTGGGCTGATTTATTCCATTGGTGTTTATATGCCGCCTTATCATTTTGCATTTGATTATGCAATGCATTGTAATCTTCAATCGTCATTACAACTTTTGATTTCATTTATTCTCCTTACACTTTCGTTAGTGTTGTGAATGCTTCATCCGCATACATACTGATTATTTGTGACTGTGTTACGACTGGTAATGTTAAACTCTCACGGTTATCAATGATGATCGGTGATTCAATGCCATAGGTCGCTTGGAATGTTCCAATGATGTCAATACCGCTAAACAGTTTCTCACCGGTCGATTGTGCATCGTAGGGCTTACCATCAAGCAGCGCATCACATACTTGGCGATAACCACCGTTGACTTGCTGTTCAAATAAGCGCCATTTGATACGAGTAAAGTGAGATGATAGTTGACGTTCAAATTCTTCGTTCTTCTCTTTTTCCAGTTCTTCACACAGGTAGACCAAATCTTTGAAAGCGTTCTTCAGTTCAAGTAACTTCTTCTCACTGGCCTTTAATGTGTCGATTCTTGCTTGTGTATTCTTTTGTGATTCACAGGCACCAAGTCGGCGGTTCTGATCATTGATCATGGCTTGTAACTGATTGCGTTTTGCCAACATCTCAGTGATCGCTGCGCTGCTGTTTGTTGCCTGATAATAAGTGTCGGCAATTGCTTTGTATTTACTGATCTCGGATTCGAAGTCTGCCACCAACAATGAGTTGATGAATTGACTTTCGAATATATCACCGACTTTAACTAATGTTTCTTCCGATGATTTCATGTGTTCCAATTCTTCGGTTACTTCGGCGATCTGTGCATTCAACATTGAACGATTCGCTTGTTGCGTTTCAATATCGACTTTGCACTGTGTTCCTTCTTCAATGATCTTTTCAATCTTTGCTTTATGATCGTTCACCCAATTCTCTTTTGCGGCAATCAATGTCGCTTGTAATTCGCTCTCAGGTATACTTTGGCCACATGTCGGGCATACAGTTGATAGATTCAATTCTGCATACTGTTCGGCGTTCACTGTCTTATAAAGCGTTGTCAATCGCAAGTGTTCATTCATCAGGCTTCGAATCGTGGATGATAACAGATTCTCGTTGTTTTTAAGCAACAATAGTTTGGCTTCGACACTGTCAATTTTATACTCACCATCTTGCCTTGCACGAGCGATTTCAGAGCGTTTTAAGAAGTATTGTGACTGACATGAGTCTTTATATGCGTTTAACTCTTTCTGCTTGTCACGCATACTGCTTTCAGCGGTGAGCACTTCTATTGGTTTCTCTGCCGACTTCGGTTCAGTGAGCGAATTCAATTCTGCCTGATACCCGAACATAAGCGACTTGATAACGTTCTCATCGAGATCATTAACCAGTGTTCGTGTCAACTCGTCGATCTGATATGGCAGCCGTTCGATTTCTTCTTTGTTCTCTTTGGCTTTCTGCACCATATATTCTTTGAACTGAGCGAAGTTCTTATTTTTGTTGATGTCTTTATTCCATTCGACCATCAGCGATGAGTAGATCGCTTTTGTTTTTAAACTGTTCTCGACTTCGGATTCGGACCCGACAAAATCCATCAACTTTTCTCTGCGCTTTTTAGCGTCGATCTGTGTCATAAAATAGGTTGGACTGGTAAGAAGTCTGAATGTATCTTCGGCCACGATTGAACTGACCGCATCTGCGTATTCTTTTGTTTTAGTGACTGAATCATTGTAGTAGAGTGTTTGCACGTTTCCGTCTAACACCGGGATTGTGGATCCGCGTTTCATTACCCAGTTTTCTTCTTGTTTACGTCTGAATATGTGATGTTCGCCATTTACGGACAGGTCCAGTGATACATCAACTATGATGTTATGTATATCGTTTCCTTGACTGTCTTTGCGTTTCACTGGGAATGTACTTGCACCGGATGAATCCTTATTGAATAGCACCCAATTAACTGCGTCCGCTATACTCGTTTTGCCGGTACCATTAGCACCTTTGAAATAGGTTGTCATTCCGAAATCAACGATCACTTGTTCAATTCCTTTGAAGTTTGAAATGTTGATTTTGTTAAAAATTATTTGTTTCATTTGTTGTTCTCTTTCGTTTATATTTTTGCGTTTAGCCAGTCCATCATGATGCTTTTACTCTCAAATTCTTCTACCCAAGAATCACCGCAGCTGTTATCAACAGCGATATATAGCCCTTTGATTTTTGTCCAGAACTTGCCGATTGGTTTCCCAGTTTCGATGATCTGAGTTATAGTCAATTCGTCAACTTCTAAAATTTCATCGTTCATACGATTGCCTCCAATTGCTCTAGCAAGAGCCCAGTGCGTTCACCGGTGTCATATCTCTTCATATAACTCATGGCCTGCAGAGCGCCTGTTACGTCTTCTCTAAATACAGCTTGATTCATTCGATCGATGCAATTTTGAGCGGCATCTTCCCACCGTTTATGTTCCATTATTTGTGACCATTGCAACGGCTTAGAAACGCTTCAATTTCATCTGATGTGATACCAAGTTCGATACATTCGAGTACATCTTCAACATCAATTACTTCGTCGCACATGGCACATCGGAATATTTTATCCGCTGGGTACAAGAAGTCACGTTCTGCGGAATCGAAATCACTCATTTACCCACACTTTCCATTTCCAGTAACAAT